TGCAAAACATTGACCAGATGCAAAACACAAAGTTATAAATTTAGTTTCGATTTCTCTAGGTCAAAAATAGTGAGGAAACCAGGAAAACCTCAAATTCCAGCATCAAATGTCCTGGATAGTGGACCGACTCCGTACAGACAATAATTGTGGTACCGTTATCAAATTCCGTTCAAACAATAATACCTTAAATATTATTGTTTTCAACCTCGTGGCCTGGTGCATAACGAGGGATAGTTTAACGTCATCTCGGACGATGAAGTTTTTAATCAACTTCATTCACATTAGTTGTTTTTGGTTTGACATTAGCTTTAAAAACCTTTTTCCTTCTTACCCTTTGATTTTTGGGTCTATTAACCATTTTATTTTTGATCACCATAGCGTTTAATTTTTCATTTAATTGATCAATTTTTCTATTTAATTGATGATCAGCTTTAACAACTTTCTTATCATTTTTAACAACCTTTTTAATATTCTTTTTGGTTGTTTTATTTTTTGTTTTACCTTGATTCAAGGCATGCTCTTTTAATTTGCTGATCAAATTACCACCAATAGAACCAATAACTTTTGGTCCTAATTTAGAAACAACAGTAGATCCTAAAGTACCAAATAACTCTCCCCAGAAATTACATCTTGCAGGCATTGCATCTTTTTGTTGGTAAAATATATCCATCATTTCTTGCATAGCATTTAAATCAGGTTTCGGACCTGGTTCAGACATCGGTGCCCAAGGAGAATTATAAGAAGGTTGTATCTCAACGCCAGTAATAGTTTTTAAAGCGCATAATTGGTTAGATCTATTACCACCACCACCGTTAGCTGTTAAGCCTTTAAATATTATCCACGTCCAGGTCATATCTTGTGACCATTCATGGTCAAGTAATGTTGGTATTTGGGTAGGTGTCAAACCTTCTTGTGATGTTTGGCTTTGAAAACCATAAAGAACTGGTTGTGTAGGTGATAAATATACAGACCAATAACATTGATATTGACCAAAGTTTTCAGTTTCAGGTCTTAAAATACCACTAGTTCGCCATTTGGGGTCTATTGTGGTGAGACGATTTACAGCAAATACTCCCTCCATTGCTTTATCTGTGTAAGATCTAACCGAATTTTGAAGTAATTGATCAGTTGATGGAACCGGAGACAAAGAACCAGGTAATATTGGATTTGGTGATCCGGCAAAATCAATCACTTGTACACTAGTTTGAACACTAAAAAGTGGAACCTCATTTTTTGTCATAACACCCTCGTGTATTAATCTATCTCTTATATATGGTGGGATATTGGCCTCAAATTCCTCTTTAAACTTGGTGACTCTTTTACATCTGGAATCATAATCAGATATAACTTCATAATCGCTATCTTCCTCATCAAAATTTTTCCTTATTTTATCAGATATTTTATTCTGATGAATTACTATTTCATTATTATCACGTTTATGTTTGATAAATGCTTTAAATAGTGTAAAATTCGTCTCTGCCATATAAGCGATTGTTCCCCTGAAACCAATTTGTGGTATAAACTGAGCAGCAACAACTAAACCAGTATTATTAAAATAAGTTGCATTCAAAGTTCCAGTTATTGACTTATATGTTGGCCGCCAAGTCATAGCATCCACACATAACCTATCAGTATTGTATTGGTTATTGTATTTCACGTTGGCAACATCTTGTATCCACCTACCTATTTTATCAACATATATAAATGGTAAATAGGCTATTTTCATTGACGCAGGTACCAATATAGCATAATCCATATCTATTGAATTATATAATTCAGTCTTAACATCAGTTCCCGTTGATGTGATTGGCGTCTTGATAATGTCGACACCTCTTAACTCCATTTTAATTTGTGATCTCACATCATTAGTAGGTAAACCTTCATAACCAGGTACTTGCGACGGCGGATGTATAATTTTTCTTAAAAAACTTTTAACTGGTGACGACATTGGGGCCATATTCTGGTTCTCAGTTTGATGAATTGTTAAATGGTCAAACATATCGACATCTTCATTATTAGGTATTATAGCTTCAGCCATTTTATTTTATTTATTATTGTTAATCAATTTGTTAATTTTATAATTTTATTTTATTTAATTTATTTAAACTAAAAAAACTAAATTTTTAACTAAACTACTTAATTATATTTCTATTTACAAAATTTAAAGAAATTATTAATTTTTATATATGACGGAATGTTCATTTAAATCTGCTAAATTCACATATACAGAATGCTCAACCGTTTCTATATAGTTCCTATTCCCTTCTGCTATATGCCTTAAAAACCAATGTATACTCTCTATTTGTTGTGATGTTATATATATTCCATATTGTTTATAAAAAACAGATGCATATTCAAAAGCAGCTCTAAGATTATTGTGGCTAAGTACATCTAAACAATCTTTAATTGATCTTCTCATTTCATCCCAATCATCTTTATTATGCAAAATTTTTGAAAAAATTCTGGAAGCTCTTCTTAGATAATCAGGAACAAAACCAAAAGGCGTTATGATATTTGCTATATATTCTACAATCTCATTTTGTTCCATTTTTAATCTATATTGACATATGTCAATAAACCTTGCATTATCATAATCTAAAGATTTCCTCCATTCCCAACCAGCACAACATATTAATGAATCATCACCTTTAAAACTAGCAAATTTTAGATCAGTTATTTTCATAACTAGTCCTAAAGCAGCCATATTATAAAACCCATTAGATTCAAGTGTAGCCACTTGTCCAGAGTGTTGTTGCCATTCACCATTTAAAAAAGCATAACTAGTCACTTCCTCATTACCAACCATCAATTTCATGGTCCATGCAGATCTTTGTTTCATCATTAACCCTACCGCTTTAGGATTGAACCAACCCATAGCTTGAAAAGTTGCACATGTATAAACCCCATTAAACTCTTGCGTTGTATCAAATTCAGAAAAATCACAAGCCACTTTCTTTAATCGTCTATCATTTATTTCTTTAGAGTATTTTGAAAAGAACATGCTTATAACAGAATCACTAGCTCCTTGTGCCAATTGAACATTAGGTTTTAGCATGAGCAACCATACATCACTAAAATATCTAACATAACCGGATAAGACCATATTGACCATTTTACTCCAAGCACTAACACCTTGGCCATATTTATTCGTTGAATCAAAACCTGTTTTTCGAATTTCTTTAGGTTGTTTCTTCATATGAAAACTTACCATATTATGATAATTATTATATTCTTCCGTGAATTCTTTCTCCATATCTTTATATATATTAAAAAAAGAATTATCACTTTGACTTAAAGACTCTATAAATTTTCTTACAATACCTTTTATTTTTATTTTCCTTTCATAGATTTCTTTAAAAGTATTTTCATCTTTAGGGTCCATTTTATAGTTCTTTAAGGTAACAACATTTTCATCAATATTACTAATAATTATTTTTTTATGGTAAGTTACATATTTTTTCAAAAATTCTATTTTCGTTTTAATATCATCAACTTCATCATCTGTGATAATTATACCATCTTCATGATCTTTAATGATCTTCTCGTAATGTTCTAATCGATTCATTGGATTATCAAGAAGTAATAACATCAAGGATTGATCATCTACGTATTCCGCAAATTCTTGAGGAAACTTCTTTTGAAGTATTCTTAAACCATCTATCATTTTGGTCATAATATCTTCAGGTCTAGGTTGATGTTTATTGGCTATCTCTTTATAATTCGGTTTTAACCATACCTCAACACCTTTTATAAAATCTTTGATGGTTGATTTTGGTATTGGGCTTTCCCTAACCTTATTAGCATATCTACCTAATAAAGTACTAACACTTTTCATTTTATTTTTTGACTCATATATTTGTTGGTAATTTTTAAAAGGCCATATTTTTCTTTCTCCTTCTTTAATCTCAGTTATATTAGCGGTTGTCATAGCTTCATAATTAACCTTAAATTTAGCTTTTGTTTTATTTTCTGGTAAGACATTAGGAGTTACAGTATTAATTAATATATCATTATCAGATTCTTTAACATAAACCTCATCTAAAATATGAGCAACAACTTCAGTTGGAACTTCTGGTGGTATTACTTCAACAGGGTCAATCTTGTTATATTCCACCTCGATGTTAGCGGGTCTTGTTTCTGCCATAACTGGTATTTGAAATTCTTCCAAAGCTCTTTCCAAAGGTGAACCATTAAGGGTCATTATTAATTCTTGTTCACTATTAGCTCCATATATTATTAATTGTCTTGAAGTTCTTGATGCAGCTGTATAAAAATACGTACCACGTAAATCACTTGGAACAGTCGTTATGTCGCTTAAATATAAATGAACTTTCTCAATAGTAGAGCCGTGAGCTGATGCCATTGACAAGATAGGTATTTTGCTTATGATTTTATTTTTTAATAAAGCTACACCATTAGAGGTCATCGTTATTATCGCCTCCGAAAAACATTTAGGATCCTTATCTAACTTATATAAATCATCGACCGGTTTATATAAAACTTTATTTTTAACATCAGATTTTGTTGTTATTTTTCTTCCTATATCCACAATTTTATTTATCAAATCCACAACAGATTTTGGATTTCTTTTGGTTTCAGTTAAATAGTAACCGATACTCGGATCTTGTAAATAATCAAACTCTATTTTAACACCGTGTCCATTAAAATTTCTAGGTATATATTGATTTGGATCTCCTGTGGCAAATATGTTTTGATTTTTATCCAAAATCGATAATATCATAGCCAAATATGCTGGATTTTGCGCAAAAACCTCATCTATGATAATATTTTTCTTTTTAAATTTCTTATCTTTCATCCTTAATAAATTAATAAGGGCTACTTGAAAAGTATTAGCAAGATTTGAAAAATTAGCATTAATGTTATTCGTTTGTTCTTTATATGGGCTTATTAACAAAGTACACGAAGAACAAGTCTGTTTACATAACTCTGATGTTTTTCCGGATCCACCAACTCCCAAAATTGCTGGTATTTTATAGGTAGTCGATTTTACATCTTTAATTTCTAAATTATCAATTAAATCCTTATTATCTTCATAAAATTTACTATTTGTCATCTCTATCTTGACGATATTCAAATCGATTTCTGCAAAAGTTACAGTTAATAAGGCATTATTATTAAAAATTAAAGGTGTACATTTACATCTACTTTCTTGTTTTAAGACGCATCCTTCATCTATTTTTTCTATATATTCATTTAAATTGTGTACAACCGATAAATGTTGTATTGGAAAAATAAATAAATAACATTCGCTACTATGGGCATTTGTATAATCTGATCTAGATATAAAACATAAATGTCCATCAATTAATTTATTATAAAAATCTTTAAATTTATCGTTGTTGAATTGCACAACAATTTTACACAAAAATACATGTTTTAATTCAAGCACCAAATTTCTGACTTTTATTATATCATCATAGGTGTTATCATCAGAATTGATATCAGATATAATCAAATCGTATTTTGTGTGATTTTTCTTTAACAAATTAATTAATTCGTCGTTATTATTATATGACGCTTTAGCTTTTCCTAATTTTTCATTCCATGGTATACCGGAAATATAATAGTAACAATCTACTTGCTTTAAGGAGTTAAAATAACCAGGCGCACCAGAGATCTCTAGATGTTTATTTTTATGATGATGCTTAAATTTCTTTAAAATAATATTATCTATAAGCATTTTTACTCTAGGTGAATTTTGTGAAAAAGTCCCGTTAATAATATCATTATATAATTTTAACATGTCAATGCATTTATTATAGTTATTAACTTTTCCAAAGGTTTTTACGATATACTTGTAATATTTACTTTCCATCGCAACTTTATCAATTTTACCTACAACATCAACATTTTTATATCCTAAGTGCACACATCTATTAAAATGATTCATAAGAGTAGCTGCGCTTTCATCATAAGTGGTTATCACATATCTCACTTTTAATTTATTTAAAGCTTGTTTGAAACATTCGATATCGTTGCCAAATAATTGTGTTCCTATCATAGGTATAACTAAAAGATCCCATTTCTTAAAATTTTGATTTAGTTCATCAATTATATAATCATATCTTTTATGACTCTTGATATAATCTTCTTTAGATTTATTACCTTTAAAGTATTCCGCTACAACTAATGCGGCATGGACACTAACGTTAGTATTTTTCCAAGTTTCTAAATTTTTAACAATATGAACCGGCATTATAGGTGTTAATATTTTATGTTGTTTAGCATAACCATTGTATCTTGCTGCAAAACTTTTGGCCTGTCCTGCCCCATCTGAAAGATATTCGTTGGCACAATTAAAGGTGACGATATTTTCACAAATAATTTGATTGTCTATTTGCGCATAATCATGATTTAAAATATCACCTATTAAATCTCTACCGTATACTAATTTATTAAAAGTAGGATTATAAACATTATTAATTTCAAACTTATTTAAATCAACAGGTTGTATGTGATTATCATTAATTAAAAAATAGGCGTTTTGATTGGAACCATTTCGATATATTTGATCTACACGTATATTTGTTGAAGTTTTGTTTTCAAAAACAAAAATTATGACATTAAAATCAAGATCAAGCAATGTACTGATCCCGTGGTTTAAATCTAATATTACGCCAATTTCCGCATTTAAATTTTTATTTAATGCATAAAAACTAATTGATTCATCCAAACATTTACCATTTGTATCGACATCAATAATTTTATAGTCAACATCTTTCTTAAATAAAATATGTTGATATTTTCTTTTCAAACCATCAATTCCAACCAATACATTATTATCTTTACCCGTTTGATCTTTATTTACGGTTATTTTATTAATTATTTTTTCTTTAGTTATAATGTTTTCCGTTTTAGGTTCTTTAGTATTATCAAAAACTTCAATGACCGGTTTAACAACAGGTTTAGCGACATCATTATAACGTTGTCTATTTTGTTGTAAATCTACAGCATCAAAAATACCTGGTCGTACTTCGACTAAATTGTTCGGTGCGACAGGTGCACTTGGTAGTTCTATGGCATCATCGATCTTAGGTGCACTTGGTACGACTTCTTTCTCTTCTATAGGTATATAATTACCCCAACCATCAGACATTACGTTTTTCATTAAATCAGTTTCATCTATTTGTTCATCTAATTTAATCAAATCTTCTGAATCCGGATCAATTAAATTATATGCAATATAATCATCATTATCATATCTCCAAACTGTTCGGTTTAAATTAGGTAAAGATAAATTAGTCTTATCAACAACTTGTTTAGATTTATGAACCTGATTTACAATATGATCTTTAAAATAAATAGGTTTTAGGTCTTCAAAGGTACCGTCATAATTTTGATCTTCGGTTAAAACTGATGAAATACCTGATGGGGTTGATAAATTTTTAATTTTTGTTTTTAATTTTTCAAAAAATTTCGTTAATTTATTTCTTTTAAATTTATTGAAAGCTTCAGCGATTACTTGGGTTCTTTTATTTCTTTCAATGGCAGCAATAACATATAACGATATTTTTAACCTTATGGCAATGTTAATAGGAATTTGAGTACATTTATGAACAGTTATCATGTATGAATTGCGATCATACATTATAGAATTTAATTGAGTCGTAAAATAAGCACAACATTGTTCATAAGAAAATACCTCTTTTTTTAACCTTTCCATATAAAATAAGGTTGATTTAACGATATGTTCATCTACAATAATACAACTAGGATAAATAGTTGTATTGATAACGTTTCTGTTTTTAACCCAATTTTGTTCATGTGGTCCGAAATTGAACCATTTTCTAACAAATTCATCTGTTATTCTTGAATTAGCTGCTCTCCAAGCGGAATCTTCAATAAATTGTAATATATCAGGAACTATCATGAAATTTTTATATTGTGATGATGTTGGTATAATTCTATATATAAAACCAGGATAATTAGATGTTTTGGTTAAACGAAAATTGGTAAAAGTACCAAAGGTTTCAATAATCTCTATTTCGATATCAAAACCGATAGCTTCAATTTTCGTGGTATAAAACCATTTTTTCCATGAATATAAATCATGATAATACGCATTACTTTGATCACCAAAGTGAAATAAAACCTTATCGGTTCTAGCAGTATCATTATTTTTCCCATCTAAATATCTCATCATTTGTTCCTTATAAGATTCTTGAGTTAATTGGCATTTATAATAAGTTTGATCAGCTGTAAGACCAGGTTCCAATAAACAATGTGGCATAAACATCCACACATCTAAAACTCTTAAATCATGTTTATTAAAAATCGTAACTATTTGTTCGAAAGTTACATCATATACGTTAATCATATATGCATACGAAGCTTTAAATGAGCAATTTTCCGCGCCATGGACACAAGCTAAATGTTGCAACTCAGTTCCAATTAACGCAGTTTCTTTATGTGGTTTTAATATATTAGCACGTAAATATCTTGCTTCTTCTCTTGAGCTTTTTATTAATGTACAAATATGATCATTTTTATCTGTACGTAGCCCATTACCACCAATATCAATCGCTGGCATTACAACTCCTCTATGATCTGTAAATTTCGTTCTATATTGTTTGATTCTATCATAAGCAATAATTTGTAAATTTGCAGGTATAGGATGTGAGTTATGTGCTGGCGTGTCTCTTAGAATAAACGGACGTGTGCCCATTAATTCAGCCATTATGTTATGTTCTGCTTCGTTAAGAACATAAGGTAACTCTATTGGTTGTATAAATAATTTTTTATATTCAGCTAGATTTTTCTGGTTAACGTACGTCGTTAAAGCCAGATCAGGTTCTAGTGAAAACCTGGATGAATAAGGGTTTGTATTTATTATATTATTA